TAAAATTATATTCTATTTCCTTCTATCTTTTTCTTTTTCTCTTGCATCAAATTCTCTTTTCTTTTGAGATTCTCTTTCTTTATGAGCTATCTCCATTTCTTTAAGTTCTCTTTGTTGTTTTAATTTATCTATCTCTATAACATCAGGAATACCATTTTTGTTACTATCAATATTTTTTGCCTGTAGTTTTAATTCTTCAATAGTAATTTTATTATTCAATTCTCTTTGTTGCATATCATCATCATGTTTGAATTCCATTTCCTTTAACTGTATTTGCTGCTGTAATTTTTGTTGTTCCTGTTGAGACTGTTGTTTAAACATTTCCTGATCTCTCTGTTGTTTTTCAATTTCATCAACNTCTATTTTTCTTCTGATATTGGCTATACTTTCTGTTGTNAAGATGTCCATCANTTGAGAGAAATTAATTTTATCATTCTGTAATCCTGCCTGTGCCAGCCCTTGTAATTTNTGTAATAANAGNTTNTCAGCATTACTGTCGCTGATGAAAAGNTCGAAGTTAATACTCCTTAAATCTTCACCACTAAATTCAAGAACTTTTGTTGACATATCATCAAGGACAAACTGCTTTTTAACATTCTTTTTATCTTTCCATGCTATTTTTGCCGTTTCAAGTCCAATAGCCAGGCATCTTTTTTTCCATTCATCATGGATAAATGACCAATATTCCGTTTGCATATAAGACTGTGATACAGACCTCTCAACACCACCTACAGATTCTCTGTTCTGAACTTCTCCTGCTCTTTGTCTGCTAATACCGGAGACATCACCCATCTCCTGTTTGATATAAGACATCATATTAAGATAAAGCTGAATAGTGTTTCCTGCTTCTAAATCCATCACAGGACTGTTCTGTTGCATATTACCTGCAAGTTTTCCTGTAGCTGCCCCTTTCTTTCCTTCTTTAAAAGCATCGACAGGAACAGCTTTTAAATTTTTTGCAAACCATAACCAGCTTTCAGTGTCCCATCCATCAGGAATCTCATGTAATGGAATTTTCATTATCTTACCCCAGTTAGCAGCAATAAGAAGTTCTACATTATAATAAAGTATATTATAAAGATATTGATATGGTTTCATCTTATCCATAAGAGAAAGAGAAGCATTATCATTAGTAGAAGCTATAGAACCGACAATACCAGGATGACATTTAGAAGGATTTTCCAGATCCCTATATTGTATCTGTCTTGGACCCATCTTTACATATATCCCATCATCATTGGAAAAAGAACCACCTATCTTATGTCCTTCCCACCATTCTTTTATCCATATGATTTTCTCTTCCTGCCCTTCCATCTTGTTTACCTTTATAGTAGCAGGAAAAAGATCTTTCTGTTCTTCACCATTTTCATCATACCATTTTATCTCTTTCATTTTTCTCCATGATGCCCAATAGACTTTTACAAGTTTTAAGTTTCCATGACTATCAAAAGCAGCACCGGAAGAAATATCATTTTCTAATAAAACGGTGTCAATAGCTGATTCTGCCTCTGTAATATAAGGAGATAATGCTATCTGTGGAACTGAACCTACTGAAGAAGTATCACCACCATTAAATAAATTGTCTATATATTCAATATGTTCATCTTTAAGATCTTTATGATAATGATCTATTATCTTTACCCGGTGAAAAATAATCTATTACAACGATGATGTCAGCATCTTCTATTCTGTTTGATTGACTTGAACGTACAGTATATACATTTTTAGGATTAAGTCTTGTGAATACAGGTTCTCCTGAAACAATATCCCCATTGTCCTATTTCTTCTCCACAGATAAGAAGATCTTTATAAGCATTATTAAATCTTCCTTTTAATTCTTCTTTTACCCATAGATGTTTTAATATGTTGGTACCAAGTTTCTCGTTTATATCCTGAAACTCATAGGTAACATATTTCTGAAGTTCCGCTAATTTTTTCTGAGCATCTTCTTTATTAAAAGATTCATTTACTATCTCCTGAGAAATAGATTTCATGATGATCTCTTTTATTTGTTTTTCTTTTTTTGAGACAGCATCATCATTGATAACACGAACTCTCCAATCGAATTTTCTTTTTAATTCTTCTCCTACGAGAAGGTCAATCTTTGGATTTAAAAGAGGATAGTTTTGAATTTTAGCAGGAGAAGTAGAATCACTCATATTAAATGGATTTGCGATTTTCTCTACATCCTCCTGATCAAGAATATTGGAATAAAGGTTATAACTTATAATTTTATTCTCTCTTGATTTTCTGAGAAAGTCATTGGTATATAAGCAGATATTCTCTGCTGTATCTACACATTCTTTTCTCCATGTTTCTCCTTTTTTCTCATCTGATTTTTTCTGAGAAGGAAATGACGTCTGTAACATATTGTTCTATTATTGCAAAGATTTATAATTTTTTTGTTATCTCATCTAATTTTTTTAAACCTCTATAACTGTTTTTAATATATTTTCTCGGATCTACAGTCCTTTTTCTACATCTATCCCAAAACATATCTTGCGCTAAATCAGTAACTTCATCATCGACACTTACATTTATTTTCGCTTTATCTTCCCTTAATATCATCAACATACCCATAGCAGAGATCCTGTCATAGTTTCCTGCTTCAGGATTCCATGCTATCAACTCTTTTAAATATCCTATGGAACGGACAGTATAAAGATTTATCTGTCCTTCATCTTTTCCATAAGCCTGATCTATGAGATGGTCAGCTTGTAATCTTCTTCCCCATGAGTTAATATTTTTTCCTGAATTAGTTCCTTTTGCCTTATTTCCATAAGGTGTATATTTCATATACTCCATATCTTTTAAAATGTTCGGAGTATCACAAAGGTATTTAAGAGCATTTCTTCTTTCAAAATATGCAAACAGTCCTTTTTTATCATTTTCATAGTTTAGTTCTGCATTATAATATTTAAGTAATTTTAAAACTCCTTCATAATAGTCTGTTGCTAGTTTAGGTCTTCCGGTATATTCAGCAACTATCCTATCTGTTATCAAGTCATATACAAAACATGAGCCAAGAGATACCGTAGTAGAATGGTCATCATCATAAGGATCACATCCTGCAATATATCTTCCCCAAGGTATCACTTCATTGGAATTTCTTACAGGAGGTTCAAAAATCTCTACTCCACCTTCTTTTTCCAAATTATCTTTTATAGGAAACTCTCTTATCACATGTACATCAGTAGAATTTCTCCATTCTATATTCCCATCTTCTGAATTTACTAGTTCACCAATCCAATGTTCTGCCGTAAACTTATTTATGTTAGGTTGTATCTGAGAAAGATATTCTTTTAGTTCAGCTACAGGAAACATAGAACCTTCAACTCTCATGATAGCATCCTGTGGTGTGATAGGTATCTCAGCTTTTCTTTGTATGATAGCATTAGGATCACTACTGTCTTTTCTTACAGATTCCCAATCTTTCAGTACCTCTATCATAGCTTTTATGACGTTAGAATTGCCATTTTCATCATAACATCCTTCACGATTTAAAAAATCAGGAACAAAAAATGAACAGTATGCTTTTTCTGAATTTTTATCAAAGATATTATGTAACGGTTTTATCCTGTAACCAAGAGGATGATAAAAAAGTTCTTCAGCAGATTTAAAGTCAGCACCTTTAGTACCACCAGTTCCAAAAGCTAACATAAGCCCATGAACAAACTTCCCTTGCTCCATAGATGGTCGTGCAATCTGCCATGTTTTTATTAAAGCAGGAAATTTCCCACTTTCTTCATATAATATCAGTTTTCCTCTTTTTCCCCTTGCTTTTTGTGGGTTATCTTTAAGTGTTATCCCTATAATCTCAGACTTATATCCTTTCTCAATTCTCGTTTCAGGATCTTTATAAGATGCCCTCTTATGCAAATCCTGATCTTTATATTCTCTTGATTTTTTCCATGCTGTATTATCATTTATCCAATCAAGGTTGGTCCATGCTTTATCATTTAACAGAGCATCTCTTATAAGATATTCTTTTTCAGAAGCTAAAGCATAGTTCTTGGATTTTGGAATCAAAGTATAGTTCCTTGTGAGCATAGATCCTCCTTTATAAGAAAATCCTTTACCTCTGGCTTTTAATACATTACCATATTTTCCTTCTCTCTCACATTGGTCAAGATAATGAAAATAATAATAATCACAATCCCATACTTTAGGAAAATCTTCTATCCTCTCTGCCTGTACATTTTCTGAATCTTCTTCAAGATTATCGAGTACAGCTTCAGAGATCATTATCCTCGTATAGTTAAGATAGAAATAATAATATCCTGGAATCCATTCTCCATCTTCTCTTGCATATCCTTTCAGACATCTTTCTTTTTCCTGTTCCCAAAATTTAAAATATTCTGAATTAGGATGAGAGTTAGGATAATGTTTGGTATAACAGCCATNNTTTTTAAAATGAAGTGCTGCAGGTCTGAAATAATCCATATCTTCAAGAAGATGAGGATTTTCTATGGAAGGAGTTATCAGCCCTTTCTTATTCTTTGGTAGATCAGATATCTTTGGTCTTTTTTTACTTATAAATAACTGTAATAACTTGATAGAATCTATATAATTATATAAATCAGCTTTTATCTTAGAATCCTGCAATTCTATCAGTTCATGATATTGTGGATGTATCTTCAACATTTAATATTACAGTTTTTTTACACTTACATTTAGAAAGAGGAAGATCGTACATCCTTCCACATTTAAAACATATCCATCCTACACATCTTGAATCTATTTCTTTTTCCTTATTTTTTTTATTTTTTTTACATTCACAATGTAATACAGGTTTTTTACAAATAGAACATATAAAATCATTTACCGATATATCTGTATTTTTACTCATCTTCAAATATTCCTTTTTCCCTTCCTGCTCTTAGCAGACCTTTTTTCTCCTGCTCTTTTTTTACCTGATCTTCAAGATCATTTAATGATGCTATCATCTTACTTAACACCCCTACAGTATCTGCTATCTTTTTAGAATCATGGATAGGTCTCCCCTTGTCATCAATTAAACTAAGATCAACGTCTTTTAAAAAAGAAGATATTTTAGAAACAGCATTTCTGGCATCATCGAGTAATTTCGTTGATACCGTCTGCTGCCGTTCTTTATAAAACTTTATTGCTTCTTTAACTTTTTTATCAGGGTTCCAATTCCTTAT